TACTACCAATACAGTAACTATAACAACAAAACCATTTACACACGTAGAAGAGTAATATAATTTTTAATCTTATTCTTAAAAAGGGAGTGCATTAGCACTCCTTTTTTTATATTTATAATTGAAAATAAATCTATAATTAATTTGTTATAATATGTTAAAAAAATTAAAACAAAATTGGATGGCTTTTAAAGATATATTTAAAGATGAAAATGACGTAAATGAAAAAAGCGTTATTGGTTTTATGTCATTTGCTGTTATGGTTATTTTTGCTGTTGCTGATTTAGTAACAGGTTATTTTAGTAAAGACTTAGTAATTAACGAATTCATTTATGAATCATTCTTGATTATTACTTTAGGTTGTTTCGGAATCGCAGGATTGGAAAAAATCTTTAGTAATAAAAAAGAGAATAAATGAACCCCCTTTCAGAAAAATCCCAAATAAAATTAGATGTTAAAACCTTAATTGGTTTAATTGTAGGAATTGTATCAATTGCGGGTATTTGGTTTAGTTTAACTGCAGAAATTTCTCAACTAAAAGTAGATATACTCCGAATGGAAGATGATGTAATTTTAAATGATGAGTTTAGAATTAAATGGCCAAGAGGAGAAATGGGTTCTTTACCGGCAGATTCTAAACAAGATTTACAAATTCATTATCTTGAAAACCAAGTAGGTGATTTAATTGATAGAGTACATGATTTAGAAATTAAAGTAACGAAATTAGAAGAAAAATCTAAAAATTACATTAAAAAATAAATTTTAATATTTATAAACATGCTATTAAAAGTAGGTTCACGTGGTAAAGAAGTAAAAGAACTCCAAGAATTTCTAGAAATTGGAGCTGATGGAATATTTGGTAAAGGTACCGAATCTTCTGTTAAAAAATGGCAATCTGAAAACGGTTTAGTAGCTGATGGTATTGTAGGTCCTGCAACATGGGATGCTATGGGATTAGCTACAACAGATTCATCAGAACAAATTTATACTACAGAAAATGGATTAGTTGTTGAAAAATATTTTTTACCTAGAGGTGAATATAAAAATGGACCTACAAATAAAGAATATGTTTTCTTACACCATACTGCCGGATGGCATAACCCATTTAGAACAATTGATCATTGGGGTAGAGATGACAGAGGTGCAGTAGCAACTGAATTTGTATTAGGTGGTCCTTCGATTAAAGGAAATGACAATAAATATGATGGGAAAATGGTTCAAGCATTCCCCGAAGGTGGTTATGGTTGGCATTTAGGTAAAAATGGTTCCCAACACATGCATACCCATTCAGTAGCAATTGAAGTAAATAATTTTGGTTATGTTATTAATGGTAAAGCTTATCAAGGAACCCCCGTAGAAGAATCTCAAATAGTTACTTTAAAAGAACCATTTAGGGGTCATAAAACATGGCATAAATACTCAGATAAACAAATTGAAGCTATTAGATTATGGTTACTATGGATAGCTGAAAGAGATAATATTGATGTTAGAGAAGGCCTCCCGTCTCTAATTAAAGAAAAGGGAGCTAAAGCTTTTGATTTTAATCCTGATGCTTACTATGGAAAAGTAAAAGGTACTTGGACTCATACTAATACTAGAAAAGATAAATTTGATATGTTTCCCCAAGAAGAATTATTAGAAATGTTAATAACTTTATAAACAATGCAAACTAAAATTACAATAGTGGGAATAGCATCATTTTGCACTTATATGTGTACATACCTTTTTAATCTATCTATGGAAAATATGGAACAATATTTAGCTGTAGTAGCTGTACTATGGTTAGATGGAATTTTTGGTATTTGGGCGGGAATAAAAAGAGAAGGATTTAAAACTTATAAAGCACTTAAAATAACAAGAAGTACATTTGTATGGTTAGCTATATTAACAGTAATTTTAATGGTAGAAAAAGGATTTACAGGAACAGCTTGGTTATCTGAAGTAGTTATTGTACCGTTTATGGTGTTACAATTAATAAGTGCCCTTAAGAATGCATCTATGGCTGGTCTAATTAAAGTAGAAGAATTAAATAAAATATTAGATCGTATAGATAAACACAAGGGCTTTAGAAATTAAGAGCCTATGTGGAAAAAAATACAAGAAAGGATATTTCCCTTTTTAATCGCAACCTCTGCCCTGTCAGTCTCTGCTTCGGCCGCTTTCTATTCTGTTAGCGGCCTTAGCAAACTTTTTGCAGGTGCAGCTTTTGCTGTCATTGTTATGGCAGCATCATTAGAAGTAGCTAAATTGGTAATTGCATCATTACTTTACCAATATAGAAAAACCCTCCCATTATTATTAAAAACATATCTTTCAATAGCTTGTTTTGTATTAATTTTAATTACTAGTATGGGTATTTATGGTTTCTTATCTGCAGCTTATCAAGAGACAGCTAACAAAGCGGGTAACATTGATGCTCAAATCGCTCTAATAGAAACTAAACGAGATAATGTTCAAGAACAGCTTGCTGTGTATAATGAAGAAAAATCTAGTATCAATGAGGCCGTTGCTGATTTACGAGCTGGTTTATCTAACAACGTTATACAATATAAAGACAGGGAAACTGGTGAGATTATAACCACAACTTCAAGTTCAACACGTAGAGCTCTTGAAAAACAATTAGATCAAGCAGTTGAAAGACAAACCGAAATTAATTCAAGAATTGATACTTTAAATACTCAGTTATTTAATTATGAAACTGAAATAGTTGAAGTAAAAACAGGAAATGATCTAGCAGGAGAATTAGGACCACTTAAGTATCTCTCAGGCCTTACAGGTATGCCTATGGATAAAATTATTAATATTTTACTTTTGACTATTATATTTGTATTTGATCCTTTAGCTATTGCTTTAGTAATTGCCGCTAATTTTGCCTTTGAAAGATTAAAACCTAAAAAAGAAGAAGATGATGGTTTTTGGACTGAAGAAGAGATGCAAGACTTTAATGAGCAGTTTAATGCTGATGACTTACTACATGATGAAGATGAAATTGAGGAATCTGAAGATTGGGAAGAACTTAACGAAGATTTATTTGGTAAAGAAGATGAAGAGGCACCTAATGAAGATTTAAAATCGGCAGCTGAAAAATACAATGAAACTATTAATAAGTTAGATGTTGATGGAGATAATAAAATTACTGAAAGAGATTTACATGCTGCTCAATTAAAACTCACAAACCCAAATCTTCCTGATTATAAACGTAGTTATTGGGAAAATATTGTCCGTCAACTTAAGAAAAAATTAGACAATGACGACGAAAATACAATAACTTACAATTAAAAATTTGGAGACCCGAAAGGGTCTTCGTATATTTACCCCGCAATTGAGGTTATGAAGCAGAAAATATTATTCTTACACGGCTTAGAAAGTAGCAACAAAGGTGAAAAAGTTGACTTTCTTAAAGAGCGAGCTGAGGTCTTAGCTCCAAAAATCGATTATCAAGACGAAGCATTAGAAGAAAAGCTAATGTATATTGTTGAAAATTTCCGCCCTGATTTTATTATTGGTAGTAGTATGGGTGGTTATGTTGGTATGTTACTTGCCAACAGATATGGAATCAAAAACCTACTTTACAACCCAGCAATTCACAGCAGAAGTATTGAACCTAAATTAAACAGGTTGAATATTATTGATCCTAATCATTTTGTTGATTTTAATATTGTATTAGGTAATCAAGATGATGTTATTGATCCTAATGTTACTGAAAGTATGCTTTTAGATGCTGAGGTTGTTTGTGAAATTGAACGAGTAGATATGAAGCACCGCATTGATTTTAATGTTTTTGTAAATATGTATAACAAATATATTAATTATGAACTTTGATTTAAAAAAATACCTAGCTGAAGGTAGATTATTTGAACAAGAAACTACTCCTTCAAGAAAAGAAATGTTTAATGACTTTGAACAAATGGCTAAAGATTTAGAAATCAAAACAGGAGCAAAACTTAGAACTGTGCAATTTCCAGATGTATTCAGAATCGATTGGAATGATGATATGACAGGGTGGTGGGATGGCCAATTTGATGTCTTTGTTCCTAGAATAAATCCTTCACCTGAATCTGTTAAAAAGGCTTATGATGCTATTAATAAATGGATAGTTAGTTTTCCTGAAAAATATGCTGATTATTTAAGTTGGAAAGAAAAAGGAGAAGAAGCTTTTTACCAAGAAGTAGATAGAAGAAAAAAAGACTGGGAAAATAGTTAATTCAACTAAACTCCTTAAATAAAAAATAAAACATGCTCAACGAACGCGAACTTTCCAAAGCAGAACTCGAAAAGAGGGAAGAATTTATCAAAGACCTTAAAGGTAACAAAAGAGGTTTTGTTAAACGTTATGGTAAAGACGCGGAAAAAGTAATGTACGCGGTCGCAACTAAACGCGCTAAAAAACAAAACGAAGAAATGAACAAAGACAAAGTTAGAGAAATGATTAAAGCATCTCTATCTGCTCCTGTTTCTGAAAAGAAAGGAAAAGATAGAGATGGAGATGGCGATGTTGATTCGCAAGATTATTTAGCTGCTAGAGATGCGGCCATTAAAAAAGCCATGAATAAAGAGTCTATCGATGAAATGGATGATAGAATGGCAGACTACAACAGCCCTTCCAACATCAAATTTAGGCAAGCCCAAATGAAGAGAGAAAAAGAGGCAGCAAAACCGAAACGCAGACCTCTTTACGGTAAGCAGAGAGAAAAGGTTGAAGATGCACTATTGTACATTGACCAAGAATTAAAGGGTCTATACTCGGATAAAAATCAAACGTTAATCGACATGGAGCAAGAAGCTGAACCAGAAGGAGGGCCAA